GGTTTGTTGTGCATTTAGCATACATGCAGCGCTTCCTGCCAGCTACTGCCGAGGCCGACAGGATCAGAGGTCAGATCCTCTATAACCGTGCCGAGGCGCAGCGTAACGCTGCTTATGCTGAGGGTGGCATCGACACAGACGGCAATTACGTCTTTGACGTATTCCTCATTGCAGAGTCATGCAAAGAGGCTATCAAACTGGCCCGTGACAACGGGCAAGCCTCCATTTACGACCTAGAGTCAAGAGAGGAGTTATTCCTCGTACCCAAAGACGAGCCCGCTGTCTGATGGGGACAGCGGACATTGGAGCTTAACCAACTCCAATGTGTGAGAGCCAATCGTGCTGACAGTTCGCAATTGCTTGATTAAGAGTGTCCTGGCAGAGAGGCACACATCAGGTAGTTTCGCTGAGCGCCAGCCGCATGTAAGTCCGCCCGGTGGGTAGTTGAGTGGAAACAGGTACTCAATCGGTGATGAGGGCAGTGCACAACTCTCACGCTCTTAACAACGCTGGGACGGCAGCGTACCTATCGCCGTAGGTTTTAAGTCGGGCGGCATCCCGAACCCGTCATGCAAACGTCCCCGTGGAAAGGGACAAGCGTCCGTGACTAAGCCGACCATTCCGGGTTCGGCTGGAAGAGAGGCGTTGCAAGTGCCCAAGGTAGCTAGTCACCTACCTTGGGCTTAATAAAACGCTACCAAGCTTCGAAGACAGGGAGAATGTCATGAACGAAATCAAGGCGTGGAAGCGCTACGACGTGCTGTACCAAGAGGACATGCGCAAGCCAGTAGGAGATCACGTTGGCAATCTGTCTGGCGTTCAAGTAGTCGAATTCATTCGGTCCAAGCCAGACATGCAAGAGCTTCGTCGCTACTCGTTTGTCGAAGTGAACAAATGAGTGAGATTCTTTTCAAGCGACTCATATCTGCGCCAGGATTTCTGGCGTGGTGTTTCCTGTTCTGGATCATGTTCATAACAGGAATGATTTGTCTGCTCAGCCCTCCCCCCTAGAAAGGTACGACCATGGCAAAGACCGTCCTCAGTAACGAGTTTGTCGCACAGCTATCTGCATCGTACACACGAGCACTACGCCAGATCGACTCCCTCGTCGCCCAGAACCGGCGGCTCGAAAAGAACAACACCATGCTGGCCAAAGCGCTCAGTAAGCAAGGAAACGACGCTCAAGAGGGGCGTTTCGTCGACGGCTCCATGGGCATGTAACTGATGGCTGACCATTACGTCCGCTTGCATGATGATGACATCATGCGTTTAGCTGAAGCTCTCAAGGACGCAATAACCGAGAGTTTTGGCAAAGGTCCTGAGTGGCGGAACAAAGTACAGGACCTAGAAAACCGTATTGAACACGCTCCCACGGACCCGTGTTTCACAGAGGCCGAAGTACGCATTGCGTTTACCGGCTTTCGCATAACCAACACTTTCGAAGTGCGGGTTAGTGTCGAAGATATCCTCAAAGTCATGAAAGATCGACAAGCCCATGCCTGAATTCATCAAGCGCGTTGCTTCGCGCGTACGCCAAGAAATCCACGACCGAGATGAAAATGGCCGCTTCTACATCGCGGTTGTTGCACGTCATGTAGCCCGTGAATTCAAGACAGAGAATCCTGATTTCAACATTCAGGGTTTCTATGCCGAGTGTAACTTGGATGAATATGGCTACACGATCCCAACGCCAGTCACAGAGCGTGATTTGGCTGAGTAGGAAGGAAAAGTCAAATGTCAGATCAGGTCACCGAAATCCAGATCCACACATTCGCTGTCCGTGAGACCACGGACAGCACTCGGCTCAGGGCGATGACCCTGGGAATGCCAGCATTTGGATGGGAGGTATACGACGAGATCACCAACAAGGTGATCGCAACCTGTGCTCAGTACGAGCACGCCGTTCACATGGCCGAGTGGCTGAACGAACAGCCCAGCCGCAGCTGACAAGAATCGGAGCAGCATGAAAAGAATCGGAATACTAATCGCCACCTTGTTGATGGCAGTGGGTCTAATGACTGCTGTCAATATGCCGCAAGCTTCTGCGACAACCGCTTATACATGGGTTCATCAGTGGGACAAGACCGGTAGCGGTGTCACTGTTCAGTACGCATCGGCCAACTTCACTCGTGTCAGTTACGTCTATGGCACGAATTCCTGCGCCGAAGAGAAGCTCGAATTCTGGCCGTCTGGCACACTTGCTCTCTATCGGCGGTACAGTTTCACTACGTCGTGTGTCGGCACATCGTGGGGCACGGCAAGGTGGCACACACCGAATGCCGGTACAGCCGCTCATATCAACTGGCAACCTGACCTAAACTTCGTGCTTTACGACGGCAGCGGTCATGCAGTGTGGGCGTCAGGAACCAACCATTCCTCGGTCTATATTACCGGGGAGCGAATGAAGCTTGGCAATGACGCCAACGGCTACCTGTATTTGGACCATTTCACGGTCTGCTGCACTTGGACGAATGACAGGACATATCCGTAGTCCAAGTTTCTGCGGTAAGCCAGCCGCAGATACAAAGAAAGGAATACCAGTGGGAACTACAAAGAAGGTCTCGGGAACCAAACGAGAAATCGACTGGACCACCTACGCCCCGCCCGAGGGAGCGGAAATCAATCCAGTCACCAATGTTGCGGTGGCTGACGAAGCGGCATTCGAGCAGTACGTCGCCAACGTCACCAACTACGACCTCGCCGAAGTCCACAACGAGATCGTCAACAACATCAGCAACGGGCCAGCACATCTGGCATGGATCGATTACCAGAACCAACAGGAAGAGCAGCTGTTCGAGACGATGCTCGGTTCCGGTGCGACCATGAGCGGCAATTTCCTCGGCGCTCTCCTAGGTGCTGATGGTGAAGCCGATGAGGGCTTCGGTCTCGACGGTCCTGTACGTGAAGGACTGACCGAAGCCGAAGAGAATGACGCACAGGTTGTCGCAGCTCTCACCGGCCAGCCGATCAGCGAGATCGAGGACGACATGCTCGCCAACAAGCGCGGTCCCGGACTCTAAGTTCACCGCGTTTACAAGCTGACAGGGGGACGGCTGCTCTTCACTACCTCCCGCCTTTGGGGTAGCCGTCTCTCTGTCTGAAAGGAAAGTTATGACTCAAAAGCAAGTACAGAAGCAACGAGTACGGGACAACCGGTCCGAAGCGGATGCAATGGACGATCGACAGACCCGAGTCATTCCCGTACAGACACAAGAAGATGTAAATGCCATCCTCGCCGACGTTGACGAAGCTTTGGCAGAGAACGCGGCAATTGAAACACAAGAACAACACATCCACGCCTACGGCAAGACCATGGGCGGTGGTTGTCGTGGTTACTACCACGTCTGTGCCACCTGTGGGAATGTAGAAGATTTATAAGACCAGTCCCCAGGGGACAAAGAGACATTTACTGAGGGATGACAACCCTCCCGCTGTGTCACGCTCACTGGACTAGTCACTAGACATCTAGACACAGCGGTGTTCTACTTAGGTAGGTGAATTAATGCTATCTGCTGCCACAATTGCCTACTTCCCAATTCTTATCACAACAAGCATCATTATCAGCTACTGGCAATCGAAGAGAGGAAAGTAAATGTGCATTATGGAAATTCACCCCGGTCAGCATGCTTGCACGATGGTTCAAGCATTGCTACACAACAGTTCCACTGTTGTGAACGACATGAACATGCTCATTCCTCTAATGGATGCACGGGGTGAGCTTTCTTTGGTGGAAAAGGTCGAAGAAGTCCGTAATGACCTCGAAGAGGTCTGCGAGAAACTTCTGCAAATCTACGCAGACGAGCTAGTCCATGAAGTCACAACCCAGGGCATCGTGGACATTCCCAACCACTCCAACGAACGGGGTGGGCAACCATATACCAATGAAGCAGGAGAGACATACGAACAAATCACGGCAAAGTTGCACGACTTTGCCGTTCAGGATGCTGCAAGAGCAGCAAGATACGAGTCGAGGCGGTAATGGCCTTATTGTTTTTCATGATAATTTGGTGGTCTTTTGTACTAACTGTTGGTTTATTTATTTATTGGGCTACCAAATAATGCCTCTTCACAGAGGCGATCGTGTCCAGTGCACACTGCATATATTCCGTCACTACGGAACAGTGCGGAAAACTCTTCAGGATGAGTATGAGTCTCACGACGGCAATGTTTACGTTGTCGAATGGGACAGAAATTACTCAGGTCATCACAGCCTCCATGAATATGTCACTAGTGACATGTTATTCGAGACTCTACGTCGAGGCAACAAGAAGAGAGAAGCATGACCTATGCGTGGATTATCGATGAGGATGTCCTGTTTGAAACAGGTGACCCTCTCGACTTTAACGAGGCTGGCATCGAAGGTCCATGGGATGCTCCACCCTGGATGCTGGCCGCATTAAAGAACGAAGGACCCATCAAGCTCACAGGCTACCAAATTCACTCATTCGAGATGTTTGACGACGACGGCATCTTGTACTATACTGGTAGAATAATCGCAGACAATATGGATTATGCTACTCAGTTCAAACCCCTGGATGACTTCGGTCAACCAAACGCAGGCGCTGTTTCCATTCAGTACCCCGAACATCCAGAATGGGGCAGCACAAGTTAGGAGGGGTAAGGGATGGTAATGGGGTTAATCTTAGAGGAATTCAAAGACGAATTCGTCGATAAGACAATCGACAACGGAGTAATTACCAGCGGCGCTGCCAGCGCTCATCCGCTAGGAGAAAACTTGAGTATCTTCCACGATCTACCCGAATGGGCGATCGTCGCCATAGTGGTCTTTGTTCTGCTGTATCTTCGTTACGTAGTGCAGGCATTTCATCGCAAATGGCGCAAACATTACAAGGCAAAGATCATACAACGTCAGCAAGTACGTAGGGGAGCAACTGCAACTGCCAAGTCACGCAGAACTCATCGAGGTACTCCCCGTGAGAATGAGATTTAATCGTCGTGGCGAGGTTGTAGAAGATAAGCGACACATGAACTCCAATTGGGAGAGTGTGAATGACTTACTTTTCCAGCCTCGCCGTTCCTCGCCTGCTCGGCTCCGATGGCATAAGAAACACCATGCCGATCGTGATGCTATGTGGAAAGCAAGGCTAGAGGCATCTACTAAGGAAGCGAAGAACATTGACAAATCCACTCCCCCCTAAAGGTTCATCCTGGACTGCTGATGTGACAGAGGATACCCCACCCAGGGGTGGACTCGATATGTCGCGTGTGTTAGACGCAATTAACAAGGCAGCCGAGGAAGTAAACGACACATTCTCTCAGGGGCTACCAGACCAATACAGCTTCTTTTGGTGGACTGCTGCAACTTTCTATTTCACAGGAAGGGCAATCGGTGGACCACCAACAGGAAACGAATAAACAACGTTGCAAGTGGATATTCCAATGGGAAGAGGCACCTAGCCTCTTCCTTTCTTTTGGTCAATGTGAAGAAAGGGCGATTCCGCTAGAAGATTTCTGTGCGGAACATCTGATCGAGGATGTTGCAAATCATGACCTACTCAAGATCCTACTTAGGACTGGACCCGTATAATGTGTCTGTAGTTGGTTCACGTAGAAAGCTGCAAGCTCTGGCTTGTCTAGGGTGGGGGAATGGTGAGCTTGCCAGGTGGGCTGGCATCGGAAGAGGGAGAATAGACAAGGTTCTACAGATGGGTGGTGAAAGGCGAACCTATATCCGAAAGGATCTAGCTGACACCATTGACCTAATCTTTGAGGCGTTCATTGACCGCACTCCATCAAGGACGCTAGCTAGTATGCGTCGGTCTAGATATGCCAAGCGTAATGGTTGGCTGCCTGTCGATCGTTGGGTTGATATCGAGAATGATGAAGCTCCCATCTCTCTGCATAATCCTCTCTCGCGAGAAGGTAGAAAGAGACAATGGGAATACATCATGGAAGAGTACCATCACCTTGTCAGGTTTGGTATCAGCGAAGATGAAATCGCTCATCGTCTTGGAATCCAGCCAAGCACTTTGCATAGCAATATCCAAAGATACAGAAGAAGGGATGAGAAACAATGAACGAACCTACCGAAGAACTTACCGAACTACGAGCCCAGCGAGACGACGCTCTGGCGAAATTAGATATCGCGATTGCCGAACAGGACAAAATCGCGACCGGACTGACTGCCTTAAATGCGGATAGCTCAGCTTCCGCTTCATATCGTGGTAGAGCAGGTGGCGTCTACTACGCACGAGAGATTGTCCGAGCAGCATTCGGACTAGAGTGAACACGACCTTTCCTCATGTCAAACGTGACGATCTGTCCTGGGCTTTAGACGCCGTACTTCCACATGCTGGCAAGGCAAGAGGGAAGGTGCCCGGTAAGGCACCCTACATTGGTATGGAAGTACGTTCCGATCGTATCTCTGAGTGGGAACATACCAACAGGCTCTATCTTTATGCCACAGATGGACACACAATAGGCATAGCAAGAATTACTATGTCTGAATCATCAACTTGGGCACCATTCTATCTGCCTACCAATGGAGAAGCCGAATCACTACAGAAGTGGATACGTCCCCATAGGAAGGCCGAGGAAGAGCATCAAGTATTTCTCGTTGTGGATCAGCTAAGCGAGGAAGAGCCACTGGCCGCTCTTCATGTTGGTATCAGGGAGGGAGATTTAAGGGAATCTAACGATCTGTTAGATAATTCTGCATTTATTCTCACAGAGGGAAAGATTGACCTAAAAGCCCTCATGGATTTAATGCATCTATACGAAGCTCAGGCTATAGAGCCAGATGAATACACTTTTGATCCGGACCTGTTGGATAGATTCACTGGCCATGCAGGACGTATTAAGGGGGATCGTCTGCGAATGCGACCTAACCACATCACCAAGGATGAAGAAGGAATCACTTATACGACAATAGCTGTTGGCACAGATTTCCACGGTGCTATTCTTGGTCTGACACAGCGAGAAGGGCTCAACGCAGTCCTAGAAGGATGGTTCCCCGAATGAATATCTCTGCCGCTTGGTGGAACTACAGGCATTATCCAAGACACAGCCGCAGAAACGTTCGTAAGCGACTTCTGTATGCCATGGAAGCACAGACCCACGCAAACTTGTTTATTCATATGAACAATGAACCAGAAATCAAGAGAGCTAAACGCAAAATAGAACGGAGGACATCATGACTGATCCAAAACGCTACGATGAACTAACAGACACGTGGATCGAGCTAATGGATTGGCGCACCGATGGACAACCTCTCCATTCTGGCGAACATATTCGCTTTGCAATGAGCGAACAGGTACGAACTTTCCCTGCTACAGAGAGTCACCCTACCTCGACTACTCACCGTGACTACGTTACTGTGAGTGTCCATAATGGCGTATTGAAAATCGACGGTTCAGGGTCACTTTTTGTTACTCCAAAAGCTTCCAATCTAATCGAGATCAGGCTGGGGCTAAGTGAGCGAGAATGAACCAGTAACCTGGTTGAAAGAGAAATACACTCACGCTTTTCATGGACGCTTCCGCTCTAGCCATAACGATGACGTACGTCATCGTAAGCACAAGCGAAAGAAAATCGGTTACGACAAACACGTGAAGCTATACGGAGTGCCACGTATCAAAGTGCTTGTCATAGCCTCGACAGGCAAACGAGTGTTTGTTTACCAGGAGGAACTTGATGAGATTTTGGCACGTCAAACCAGAAGATGACCGATTCGGCAACAGTGCATCTTGGCAAATGAGCGGCCAATTGGGTCGTCTCCAATTCGGATACCACGTCTACAAACATACATCACCTGTTGCAAGCGACAGATGGGTATTTCAACCTTGGTTTACCTACGATCGAAAGGATCGACGTGAGCACAGTACTTGAAGCTTATGAAGCCTTCCCAGCAGACGGTGTTATTCTAGCCGTTATAAAGTCAGTTACTGGCACCACATATCGTGTCAGTGTGTATACAACTGTCTTTAGCGATTCATTGGACTACGCAAACCGTGTTTTCCAAGGCGCAAAAGCAGGTACCCGATTCAAGGGAGAACCTTTGGAGTGGGTAGAAGCAACGGATGCTATCGAAGGAGCGTTCGACAAAGCAGACAGAGAGGAAGAGAACAATGGAACTTGGTCACCGGAAGGTAATTAAAGCTCTACGTAGTACTAGCGGTGAAATAACCATTATGGCCACTCAGGATACCGATGGGTCTTATGTCATTGTCTTTCAGGCTTATGATACACAGGACTTGGATGCTGCGTTGGAGCTAGCAAATAACCTGGCAAAACAAGCAGAGTTGGCTCTGGGTCTCAAATTTGAAGATGCCTCTCAAAAGGTCCAAACTTACTTCGATGAAATGGATCGGAAGATCGGACTCACAGATGAGTGACGAAACCCGAAACAAAAACAAACGCATGGCAGCTTGGCTCAAGAAAATGGGAGTTAAGCGCGAATCAAGCAAGTGTCCTATGGGTTGTGGTCGCATGGTCAAGAACGGCGGTGGACCCTTGATCGAACATCTAGCTCGATGCAAAGGAAGTCAACGATACGACAAGAGACAAGACAGGCGACGGATAGAAGGGAACGCATGAAATATATTGGTTTCACCAGACTCCAAAAGCAAGTTCTAGCAGTGGCTATCCTGGTCACTGTACTCGTCTTTATCTTCCTTTAGGGAGGAAGCGGAGAAGTAATGGCAGACAAGACCCCTAAGATTCCCAAACCTATAAAGGGGCCAAATCCAGCACAGAAGAAACCACATGTCCCGCAAAAGATAATCAAGAGGAACGGGACAATACAAAGGACCAAATCGACCAAGAAAGGCAAATAAATGGGATTCTTCAAATCGTCTGCTGCAAAGCAGCACAAGAAAACCATCAAACGTGCAAAGAGGGGGGATGGACCAATTCGGCCCACAAGAGCTGACTTACGCCGTCGCGAAAGCGAAAAGACCGTACGTCGCGTTTCGGGAAAGGGTGAATAACTCATGTGGAACCCATTCAAAGCAGTCAAAGACTGGTTCAATGAACCAGTCAATTTAGAACTTCCATACTATCCAAAAACCTTGGCACCAATTGAAGGATCGGACGAAGAGGCAGCACAAGACATGGAAACCTGCATTCGTAAGGCATTGATTGCGCTTGGAAATACCCTTACAACCGTAGCCGAGAAGCTTATCAGCATGGGTGTCAAGGGGAAAAGGGGAGATCCGCTTCTGTGTCCTGTCGCCCAATACATTAATCTCACCTGTAAAACACAGGGGTTGTCCTCGTCGTCAACGATCCGCGTCGGTTGGGCAGATTCACATAATTATGTGAATCTGCGTGTGTCGAATCCACAAGCAGTACGTGATTTCATTGCTTCCTTCGATCACGGAACTGCTCCACATCAGAAGGAATTAGAGGGATAAATTTTCCGGAAAATTTTCCCGGCCTTTAAATCATTTTCTATATAAGGAGATTCTCGTGGATAGGATTCTTTATAACCCAACACTCCGCAAATTCCTCAATCTGTTCCGTAGAGATCGGAACGTGGAGGCATGTCTCCGTCGTGCCTTGGTACGACTAGGAAATACCAAACATGCGATTCTCGCAACGCTGATAAAGCTACACATCACAGGTATCAGAGAGGACTCAAACAAGTGCCCTGTCGCTCAATACCTGAAACAAATGTGCGGCGTGGAGGTGGATGTAATGGGAAGTTACTTAACCTGGAACGACAATGATGAGTACACACACAAAATCCATTTCATCAGCCCAGCAATTTCTAACTTCATCAGTGATTTCGATGATGGTGCATATCCGGACCTAGAGGACTATGAAGGGTAGGAGAAATGAAACCGTCGATCCATAAGATGCTGGTAGGCGAAGCTCCGGATGGGGCAACTCTCACAATCGTTGCCACTAAGCATGGTGACCACTTCCATCTAGCCCTACAAGCCGACATTCCTTGGCCAGAGGATGAAAAAGCACTCAACAACGCCATAAAAAATGCAATGAGTCAAGCTTCCCTGATGTTCGGTAGCCACCACGAACCGGTCATCTGGAAGGACGAGACAGCAATGGTCCAAGACTTCATGGATCAACTGCCAGATAATCCTGAAGGTGCTTTCATCATGCCAGACGGTCCTTTACCTCCTCACACTGTCCAGATGTGAAGGTTCGGGTGGTTAACAACAACGACCCTCTCTCCCGAAGGGATATACAACGAAGCGTCACATTCTTTCTCGTCGCAATCGTCGCAGTGATGTTTCTGCTCGCACTCTGCGGATAACTCCATGGTGGAAAGACTTCCCCTGGTTTGTCGTCATCTTTTGGGCTCTGTGGCTCACTCTGGTCCTCCTTGTCGTCTGGTTATAGAAAGGAGGCGTACATTGGACGGAGTAATCTGGACCAAAGGTCACAGCTGGGGCTAGACCGTTGTAAGACAGTAGTGTGTGCGTAAGTCTTCGCGTACCTCCCACGCCGTGGGATGCACACAAGGAAAGCCCCGGGCTTTGGTGCCCGGGGCTTCTCTACTCTTAGGAGTTGCTATGTTATACGTTCTTATATTCCTCGCTGGATATACCAGCTACCCAATTGTGAGGCACTGGTGGCTATATTCCAAATAACTCCTGCCGTCGAGTGGTTAGAGAATCAAGTCATATACAAACTACCAATATTATGGTATGAGGACGGCGGCACACCCATCTATCGCTGGTCTGCTGACTCAATAGCTCCCGTCTTTTCGGCAGAGTATCAAGTGGTTTTACTAAGACGCCATCATCCCATGATCTCCTTTAAAGATGACCTCGAAAGTGGCACCCCATCTTTTTATGGACCTTTTGCACACCCAGGATGGGAGGAATGGATTCCATGAGAAATTGGGAATACACACCAGCAATAGCGTGGCTAGAAGAACATGTCATGTATTTTGAAGATAAGAACTCTGATGGGTCTATCAGATATCTAGCTTTTCCATTTAGACCTCTTAGTCTATCCGGCGGAGGAGGGATGTTCACTTTCAAGGGCTCATACGATTCGGGTTCTCCAATGAAAGTTACTTGGAGCGCCGTTTCGGTTTCTTCGCTTTTGGATGTCGCGCGGATATAATTGCAAGTCGTTCCTTTTGGGAACCTAGGGCGGGCTCTTTTCGTCCGCTAGCCCGGTAACGCTCCCTCTCGTTGGGGTTGAGCCTCCGTGTGCCTGTCATACAAAGCCTTCCTACACAACTCGCAGCAATAGTCCTCGCCAATAAAAATCTGAGAATTGATCTTACCGTTGCAGTATCTGCATACGCGCGCGTGCCTAAACCAATCTCCCTTGATCCATTCCTCAAACTCTTTAGGAGTCATTAGTTCAGGAGTCTTCACTTTACGTCACCTCGTAAAGTGATGATGCTTCGATTGTTGCTCAATCGAATCGTTTTCATTCTCCAGATTCTCCTTCTGCATACCCGTCAGCATGACCATCATCATAACCCTCCGAGTATCCATCATTAGAACCCTCGTCATAGCCTGCTTCGTAGGCTTCTGTATATGCCTGACGTGCTAGGTCCCATACCTGAAGCTTACGGTCTCTCTCCTCTTTGGAGGTTGAGGTAACGTCATAAACATCCTCTGGAAAGTTATCGTGTGCCCAATTATCAAACAACCTATCTAGATCCATTTCTCCTACCGTTTCTTACCTTGTATGGAACGGTGTTGGATCGAAGTCTCCAACACTCTCCATGTTACATTTAGCTCTCTGAACCCCCCAGAAACACTGGGGTATATTCACTGGTTTTCAGCATCCCTAACCCATGACATAGGGGTGCGTTTAGCCGTAACAGAACGGCTATTATAGGCTCGTTGGCGACACTTAGAACTACAATATCTAGCCCTTCTCTTGGCTTGGAAACCATCCCCACAAACCTCACAAATGTACCCTCTATTAATGCGACGCCCTCGTTCAATACAATCTGGACATACTAGGCCAGCCTCAACCTGTACTGCGAACCGTTGTTCTTCAATATACTGATCCCACTCACTCAGAGTATGCTTGCCTGGCCCCAAGAAGGTTGACAAATAGAATCTAGGATCACCAACCGAGGCTAACGCGGCCTCATGTTTACCGCTGTCGTCATATTTCAAGCTGGCACCTTCTCCATTGGCATCCAGGACTCTGCATCAGCAGGGATAGCCCGGTCATCTATGTAGACCTTGGCAAGCAGCTTCCCACACACAATCCGATCGAACGGTATCGAGTAATGATTCAACCAAGCCTCAATCAACTCGTACCCTTCCCAACCGCGACTCGTATGAATAATGATCTTATATCCATTCTGGACCAGCTCTACCAGCTTGTCGATGTTGTCTTGAATCGGCTCACCGATCCCTGGATCTGGCCAGACGTGTTCTGCCAGAGTTCCATCGAAATCCACTGCTGCCCAAATGAGGTTAGTGCGTGGTTCAATCGTGAAGCTCACGGATAAACCTGCTTCCTTCCGGTCGCACACGGCAAGACACGTGGTTCAAATGGGTCTTTTCTCTTTGACGGTGGCACATCAGACTCTCGTACGTCACACTCAGCACCTAAACCAGCATAGCCTGCAATGTCAACCCAATTGTCACGCTTGTTGCGCTTAATCATTCGTGCCATTTTGACATGCACCATGATTTTAGCTACGTCTGAAGGTGTGAAGCGTTCCCCTTCCTTGAACTTATGTCGAAACTGAACAGTCAACAGATCAGCAGTGTCTTGGAAGTTGGGCAATGGATCGCCATAATCCTTGTTGCGATCGCCGGTGGTGAGGTTCTTAGCTTCATCCAATACCTCAGCACGAACAGGTGGACTAGGCATAGCACCCTTAGGTGTCGTCACCGTCACACCACCACTAACATCTTCATAAATAATGGGTGGCACTGGACCGTCATACGCCATTGTAAAACCCCGAGATCGCATCACTAAACTTGTCTAACAACGGCGCAGCCTTATCATAAATCTCTCTGACTAAATCCTCTAGTTCTTGGTCTGGCATGTCCTCCGGACTGCAACCATAGCCAAACAGGAATTCCTCCGGTCCACCTTCCCAATCAATCTTGGCAGCAAGCTCTGCTCTAGACTGGTACAGTGATTGGCGGGTCGTCTCCATCGTCATCGCCCTTCTCTTTGAGAGACTTTGCAAAATCCTCTTCCAGCACTGCCGCATGGAGTGCTTCCTTATAGCCCTCTATTGCTCTGTTCTTAAGGTCGTTCATGATATCAGGAGCATAACCACCAGAGCTTGAAAGCACAAGCTGTAACCCATTAGCAGCGTCAGTAATCATGAACTTGTTCATAGTTCTTCCTTTTGGTGCAACTTAGCACCCATTACCAACTCATTCTCTGCCGTGTCTCCCGTAAATGCTTGTGCAGTTACATTGGATATGGCATGTCGTTGACCTACATAATCCTCTGTGTTTAGGAAGTCCACAAGGGTTCTTGCATCCATCGTCTTGCAGTGCTCAATAGCCCTCCGGATATCAGAGACCATTGCGACCAACTCTTCTGACCAAGAGGTACCATGGAATTCCCCATCAGGAGGCCGAGATCCATCAAAGGTCCCATCCAGAGCGAGCGATAGCAGCTCTTTAACCATCGGCACAGAGTATCTAATGTTGTCGTGGACCTTGTACCCGACCGCATCAGCCTTAAGCACCTTCCCTTCATTACTAGCGTAGCGTTCCATTGCCTTACGAATGCTGAGCAGTCTTTGTGGAGATTGCTCAAGCCACCTACGTACTCGCTCTCCACCAGTTAGTCCGTCTCTACCGGTGCGATAAAGCCAAATCCAAATCTCTTGCTGTGCATCCTCAAATGTCAACCCATATTGTTGATACTTACGTGCCGCTGCACGAGCGGCTTGCGGGAGAATGGTATCTATAGCTTGATCATACGTTAGCTCTCTCACTAGCTCGCTCCTCTCACGTCTACTCGATCTTCTGCTTTACCTCCACGTGACCAATGGCCACAATTCATGCACCGATACCTTTGATACCTTCCCAAGCCTGTATAAACAAATCCCCGTTTCTGTAAGTTCTCGCTACCGCAATTAGAACATCTAGGTATCCCTTTGCTGTCATCGTAGAACAGTCCCATATGTGGGTGGTTAGGAATCCAAGGTCGTATAGAATCATACCTATGCTCGGTGATAAGTACATCCTGCTTACAGTATCTACGCATAAGCGACCAAGCTTTTGCGTCTCCGAGTAGACACTTGACCCATAACTCAAATCCACCATGGTCTAACTTCCCTTCACCCTCTAGTGAGGCTACGTAGTCAAGCTTATTGCTTGGAAGGTAGAACACTTTACGAACTACTTTCAGTAAGTCTACCTGTTGAATAGGAGACGGAGGACTCTTACCTGCAAGCCACCATTCTCTGTTTAGATGACGCATATCAAACTTCTGTCCATTGTAATGGACTACAATATCAGCTTCATCAACTAAAGCATAAGCTTTGTCTAACATCTTGTCATGTCCATGGTGAAAACCCGAATAGAACTGTATAGGATGGTCACCGTGCCATTTGGCTGCAAAACACATGACATGTGAAGCCTCGACCAGCTGATTCATATGTATATTTTGATTGAATAGGGACCACACGTAACCTAGATTGGGACTGGTTTCGATGTCCAGTATTAAGGTGCGCGGGCCATTCATTGAACCTCTTCTCTCTTATGACAGGCTCCCATCATTGCCTCCTGTCTCCCTGGTCTGACGCTCCCATTTCATCAGCGGGAATAGCTCGGTTGTCAAGACCTTCCGGCTTAGTGATGAAATGCCAGGCCCACTCCTAGCTTACTTCTGGAACTCGTTTGAAGCCTTACCGTGATCGTCGTTGGTAAGCTCGCCCATCACACGGAGCTTGCCAACCTCTGCTGTCTCCCCAGGGCGTTCTGCCTCACCAGTGCCGGTCGGATGAGCGCTAGCAATAACAGCGTCTAGCTCGGCAGCCTCATCCTTCCGGGAAGAAGGGAGCTTCTCCAAACGAGTGTTAGCAGTACGACCGGTCGCATGTCGGACAGAGCCACCAGACTCTACCTTGTAGACCACCATACCACCGGTCTCTTCATTGTCATCGTAATACTCGATCTCAGCAACGAGGTTACCTCCTACAAGAACCTTGTCACCCTCTTTAAACTTAGCCATTCTCATTCTCCTGTTCTGGTTGTGCAAATAGTGCCTTTACTGCTTCCTGTTCCTCTGGCGAGGTAGTTGTCATAGCTTCTACTACTGCATCGCCGGTAGCAGTAATTGCATCTACATAATCGTCAGACTTTCCACTATAGATAGCCTGTGCAAGCGTGTTGGTAAGAGCATCGACTACTCGGTAACGAAGAGCATCAGTAGCGCGAGCAGCAACTGCAAGGTTGTCAATAGTCAAATCTTCGGAAGTGATATCCTGACGAGCCTTCTCGAATACTGCGTGTGCAGTCTCTTCAGTCAAATCTAACATTACTTCATGATCCTTTCTCGAAAGGCTGCTTCACCATGTGAAGCAATGTATTCATTAGCGTCGATACCGTCTCCCAAGTCAACGACTCGGGCTGACCAACCGATAGTATCGGCTACCTTTTGGGCTGCAACGCGGCCCGGTGTGTCACCGTCAGCTATGACGATAACCTTTCTAACCCCCTCGAAGCACAGAGGCCAGAAGTCATTCTTCTCACTCATCCAGCTTTCAGTTCCCGGATAAGCAACCGCAGGGATTCCGCAGTAAGCTTGCACACAAATAGCATCCAACTCACCCTCAGTGAGAATAGCGAGCGACGTGTTCTTAAGCACTTGCGCATTGAATAAATGCAAACCAACTCCCGGCTCTTTGAGGTACTTAGAGCTACCCTCATCCCCCAAGGTTCGGTACTTGATATCGACACATCCCTCGTGAGGCACCATATAAGGAATACTAAGTCGTCCGGCATAGTCATCACCTTGCGGTACTGTTCCTAGGTTAAACATATTGGCTACTTGCTTAGTTATTCCACGTGAGTCGAGATAGGAGAGAACTCTTTCGTCTAGGTTGCTCGCGTATCTGTTGGCCTTTAGTGCCAGTGATTGCTTCCGCTCTGGTGACAGCATCGCCTATATCAAGTCCTTCCTGTTGCATCAACAACCCAATAGCTCCCGCTGATATTCCACAGGTGAAGCAATAGAACACATTAGCCTCATGATTGATGGCTGCGCTGGTATGGGTATCATCATGAAACGGACAATGCATCTTAATCCAACCGCCACCATTTTGAGGTACTTCTACGTTGGGGGCAAGTTCTGCGAGAATGTCTCTGATAGGAAAGGTTGGCCCGGCATGTCTATATCTTCGATTTCTGCGAAGATCACCGCTGCGCATTGGATCAACTCCGCTCGACGCTTAGCAAGATCAGGTTCGGAAAACGCCTCTGCGATCTCTTCCATAAGTATATCATCCCAGCTGTCAGTATGCTTAACATCATTCAGATTTCGGTACCTCTCTGCCATATCTGACCAAAACTCATACTCGCTTACCGAGTCCACGCCTTCACTGTGTCGATGATGTTGCTCACCCCACTTCTCAATCTGACGGTAACGCTCTTCCAAGATTTCCTGGTAAATTCTATCGTTACTCATCGCTGTATCCTCCGTCGTGCAGCAAGCTAACGAACCAACCTAGGTCTATCAATACAACCCAATCCTCAATCTTCTCAGGACCATAACCTCTTGGACGATAGATTACGAACGGTAAATCGTCACCAGCATTAGCCCGAGCCTGTTTCAACGATCCGGTCATTGAGAAGTTCTTATCATTAGATGCCTTGATTTCTGGTGCTAATCCAGGCATATGCAGAATATCCCTACCAGGAATGCTAGCAGGACTAGACCGTGCATCGGGCCAACCTCTCTTACGGAAGTATTCAGCTACGAGTTCTTGAGTCTTGCGTCCTCTAGATACGCGGTGAGTTGGCATCAGAATTCCAAATACTGTTCATGTACTTTAGGTTGCCGAACTTCACCATTGGCATCAACCTCCATGACCATTTCCAATTGGTTCCCCTTGATCGAAGCACGGAAACGTGCATCAGCACCAGCTGCATAACATTCATCAATGAACTCTTCTAGGTCCTGAAGTTCAAAGAAACGATTCAACTTATCTGAAGTTGGAGCAACAATAGTCTTGTAACTAGGCACGATGCTCATTCACCTTTCGTATGTATCGGTCAAACGCCGACCGACGAGGTAGGAAATCTGTGTAGTTAGAAGGGCTTTTCTTGTGAAGCGGTACGCGCCCGAGTTGACGACTAGCGACCATTCCCATCCGCCTGCGATCACGCCGATTCGGTCGGTCTTGTTCATGGGTGTTCCTTGTATTCATCGGGCAGTTCTCCGGTACGCCAAAAATAGAGAATGTCAAGTAGTAATCCTGCGGCATCTTGATACATTTCCTCCTCGCCCCAAGTGAGTGCATCTTCACCACACTCGTTGAACCAGTCTGCCAGAACGGTAATCACTCTCTCAATTACAGGTGCTCTAGACATTAAATCCTCCGATCTGACCAGTGCTGTAATTGATTGGTAAGTGGATATACAATCCACGCTTACCACCACGGTTCTTGGGAACCGTCACCAAGAGCTTGTCCTGACCATAGAAACTAAGCCCTAGGACTACCTCGGATGCCTTGCCTAACTTCCCTTGTAGATCCTTGAGGTTGATCGGGACATTACCATTCTCTTTCTCACCATTGACATGGTGCAATGCCATGATATGAGCGTCTGTCTCACGAGCTACCGTACGCAGAGATCGACAGATGGTACGTAGCTCTGCGAACTCTTCATGTGAGCCAGTCGTCATGTCCATGATGTTGTCTACTACGATCATTTCTGGTAACTGTCCCCATACTGCATCGTGGGCTTCGATACGTTTAACAATGTAATCTGTGTCGGCAGCTGGGTTGAAAGACCAATCGATATGGCTGCCATATTCAACCAGTTTCTTACTGTAGTAGTCGTCCCATACCTGGCTTGCATTAAACTTGCGGTCGATCTCGTCAAGATCCTCACCGGTAATAGCACCAAGCAGACGATGCATGACAGTCCATTCATCGGAGTCAATGCTACAATACATTGATTCAGCTTCTGCATGAAGAACAATGTTGGTAGCAAAGACGGACTTTCCGACTCCTGGCGCTGCGGCAACGATCGAAAACTGACCACGACGGAACTTGACTCCATATTGAGATAGGACTGTGTTATGTAATGGAATAGCTGGGGCCGAAGCTGCTATCTCCCTCGTTCCGGACAGGATCATCTTCATCCTCCTGTGGCTTACCGTTTACTGGCAATGCATCACGGCAAGCTTGACACCGTGCATCTTGGTTACGCTTAGGAGGATCTGTCGAAGCATAACACTCGGGACAAACATATCTACTGGTCATCGCTCTACCTTTACGTTAGGACAACGTTCTGCCTTGTTCTCTCGGGTGAACGGAAGTGCACATTCCCAACGAGGCCAAGGACTACCATCCCTAGGGTTCTTGCTAAAGTAAGCACGAGGACCATGCTGGCAATCACCAGGATATTCTACGGTAGGAGGCGGTTCTTCACCCTTTTGGAACTTGGACTTTGGTTGTTCTGCTTTCTTATAGTCAGACCTTTCCGTACCTGGGAGTCCTTCCTTGGCGTTACTTTCAGCTTCAGCCATGCTGTCTGGGATCTCGAATGCGACTTGGAATGACGCCTTGATAGCATCGAACGTATCTTCTCCTAGCATCGCTTCTACATTGGTCCTGAAATTATCTGGATCAGTACCACGAATAGTATGAAAACTCTTAGTAACACTGTAGGCCATTTCCTGTTCAGCCATTATCTCTCCTATACTAGCGCTGCTTGGTAGAAGTCACAGGACTTCGTAAAGGTGCAGTGCTGGCACTGCTCCCCAGGGTTAGGGATGAATATTCCGTTCTCGATTGCAAAGATTGCATGGACGTTCGCACGAGCTAGACGATCCTCTGTCCAGTAGTCTAAGTCAATAGGTAGCGTGAGCTTGGCAGCCTTAGTCTTTAGCTTGGGGTTGTTTGGATCATACTTCAAACCAGTCAGGAATGTACCCCAACGGAAGGTCAGATCAGGATATGCCGTTCGCATAGCGTTGGCATATGTTCCTAGCTGAGCACTGTTCTTAGGCTTAGGGCCATTCTTGATATCCAATAGAACAAGAGCGCCATTGCTTGTGGACTGGAAGATGCGGTCAATCTTGCCATGAACAGGACGATCGAAGATCGTAGTCTCGAACGGTAATTCGATAGCTGGGCCGAAGTCAGGGGCATCCCAGGGTACAAGATCCACAGTAGTAGAACGCCAACGGATGTAGTTGTTAATCCCAGCAGGAATTGCAACCTTCTGAAACCAGGCCAGGTCTTGCCCATGTGGCCATTGCCTGGTCCAACGACCATACGTATGCCAAGTAGCAGGATCTACATAATCAGGAGACTTCTCCTGTACCTCTTGCAACGAATCACCAATAGAATTATTAGCTTCCCAAGCACCCGCTCGGGCTAACTCCTCATAGTCGTTGTGACCTATTAGAATCATACGATCAATAGCATCAGTAGCAGCATGGATAGCTGTTCCACCGATAGCAGCAGCACTAGGTTGCGGTTGTGCACGCTCTATGTACTTCAAACGGTACTTCTCTCCACAGTCCTTAAGGGTCTGAAGCTGACTATGGCTTAGGAAGTCGGGCACTGTCTCACCCCTATTCAGTTGGAGTACCTGAGCAACTCAGGTAACATCCACTTTACGCCGCTGCCCGGTTCGTCGCAAGTAAAGTTGCCGTGATAACCGTCACAGTGTTGGTTATCCACTTCTGACCGATTTGTGCAGCCGTGCTCTTTTGTCGCCGTCGAGAAAATTAGACAGTGAAACTGCTCACAAAGACTTGACAAAAGATCAAGGTGAGTTAAAATGGAAGTACGCACTTAGAGCGTCTGTGAGTATGCGAGTGAAGAGCATACGAACAGCAAGATGGCCCTTGAGGGGCCATCTGAAGCGATCCAGGAAGGGTACGGGGAACCACGGAGGTTCCCTGTGTACGGGACGGTTTTTGATTTGATACAAAGAGAAGCCCGGTCCGTAGACCGGGCTCTGTGCTCTCTTTGGCTTACTTAAGCGGTTTTGGGGGTAAGGGTTCGTTCTTGACAGTGACAACTCCCGCAGCGGTTGCAATAGCAGAGACCGCAACGAGAGCATTTAAGAGTGCGCCGTGCGTCAGGCCTAGCTCTATGACCACTGCGATGATATTGAGTGCGGTGACCGCGAACTTGCGGTAATGCTTCAGGTCGGTAGACATGGTTACGCACCCAGAACTGCCGAGGCCGCAGCAATAGCTGCCGCTACCTCAGTCTTTGTAATGCCTCCGGCGACCGAGGCGGGCAAAGCTGCCAGCACAGCTGGCACCACTACAGCCGCAATCTCTTCAGGGGTAGCAGGAGTTGGAGGAACAACTGGATCAGGAAGTGCCATAACCGCAGCAAGAATATCCCTCTGACGCCTGTCAGCGAACGATAGATTCACTGGATGAGTATTGGTATTTGCTGGCAGACTGTTACCATTGGCATCAGTATCACCCTTCATAAGAGCAGTAAACTTAGCATCAATGTAAGTCTTAAGTGCCTGAACATCTTCTGCGGACATACTATTGTCTCCTCCTAAAACTTGCAACCAAGTGCCATGCGGAATGCGTAGCACATCATTGTAATCAACACCTTGGAACCTATTATCTCCACCATATTGGTGCATATGAGCAATGGTAGGGGGAAAGTCTGACCCCCAAGCATTAGTCATAACATAACAGCTGTTACCTAGACCTACGTTATGAGCACCAACAATCACATTATATGATCCATACACTCCCAGCTTATAGTAACCACCGAGACCGTCCTGGACACCACGCAAATACTGGTCAACGGTTGAGGTATATCCTCCTGTATCTGTATCTACCGCAGCTACGATAGTCATTCCCTGTGGTGCTCCTAGAACATTACGAGCATAACTTGTCCATTGCGCACCTTGTGCGAGTCCACGATTGTAACCCTTAAGCACCGCACCAGACTCGTCCTCACCGTGGATGCCGATGTCAAGACCAGCATGCAAAATAGCGTCCCGCTCTTTAGGGGTTAGACGCTTTCCTGGCATTCCATTCTCAGCAGTATCAGAACACACATAACGATAAACGCTCTCATAGCCTGCGGCTTTGACTTGAGCCAAATCTGGCCTAGCTTGTGAATAGTCAAGTGCTTTAGCAAGTACCACCATTAGACTACTGTCACTACTCCTATTCCGAATGCTATTAATTCAGCTGCAATCGCAGCACTTACCTCAAATGTCCCAGGACTGGTGAAGATGTACTCGATATCCTGTGGTCTGTCCACACCGAGGTAACCTGTGTTGTACCACTTCCCATATAATTTGTATGTTACTGTCGCTGTTGGTACATGATAATGCAATGAATTAATGAATTGTGAATCATACGAGAACAATGGGGGCGTGTAGAAGAATCTTGGAGACGGTGGAACGAACTGCGGAACGAACGATCTGAAGCCTCGCTTGCTGAGTTGTACTCTCCGCCGTAAGGATCGTTGTTGAAGGTAAAATGGTGAAGGAATTAAAACAATGGTAGGAGCTAGCGAACTAAATGCCTTACGCTTGAATGGAAAACGCGGTCTAGTATGTTGTGAGCTTGGTATAATAACTATTTGTGGAACTACAACAGTGATTAGAGGTTTAGTTGAGGTACGACGCCGGTAGAATGGCGGCTTAGTTGTAGGTCTCTTTGATCGTGGAATATACCTAGGTGTTGATGGAGGTATAAACTGTCGGTAACGACGACGCTTGAATGGAAACCCACGCCGTCGTGTTTGCTTGGCGAACGGTGGGGCAGCCATGAGCTAGTTCCTTAAACCTCTACCTCAATATCAAGTACAATGAAATGAGCCGCAGGCAAAGTTTGACCGATATTTACAAACGCAATTCCATTAGCTGTACCCTTGTTACACACAATCTCTTCCATGAATTCCCAAGGAACATCCTCATATCCCTGGGTATTCGCAGTAACTGCTGCTAGTGGATTAGCGTTGATTGTTGGACCAGTAGTACCAATAGCAGTGGCATTTGTAACGATAGCACCAACAGTAGGATCAGCCGGTGTCCAAATCTCAAAAGCCTCCCCAAGCTGTGCAGCAACTAGACCAGTGCCAGCCGGAGCGACAGTCTGTCGAAAGACAGCTACTTCCAACTGCTGGGAAATAGGCACCGAGGCTGTAGTGGTACGTACGCCAACCTTGACACGGCGAAGCCTAAATCCTGCGGTAGCGGATGCTCCCCAATATCCAATGTAACCATTGACTGTCAAGCCAGATGGAGCACCAGCCAGTTGAGCAGTTTGAGAAACCACTCTTGTTCCATAACGAGCCATGACAGCCCCTTTCTTTTAGACATACGTGCCAGGCATACTTGCTGCCTGCATTTCGGTGGCGAGAGCATCGCTTATAGTTGCAGGACAATTGAAGAATGATGTCGCACCGTCAGCCTCTCCTACCCCTACGGTATTTTGATTGTGCCAAACACCCTGGCTATCCTTGAAAGTGATTGTGTAGACAGGAAATCCATAACGCAGTGCCCAAGAATCCTCGCCCAGCTTTTCAATCTGTCGCCAGGTTGGAGGAGTGTAGACCTTTGACATTATTTCACCGCTAGGTGGAATGCAAAGAAGTGAGCGAAAAGGATAATGGCCACCATAACAAGGACAATAACAACCAACCAATATACTAATCCATTACGAGGCATCGGCCGTCTTCCTCTCTCTAATTTGTCTCTCTAACTCTTGTCTTTCTCTTAGCTGTCGTTCTACTTCTTGTCGTGACCATCTTTCATGTTCAGTAAGTCTAGAATCGAGTACCGCAGTGGAGATTTGAAGGTCTGTCATCTGCTTTTTGCCGATTGACATGAATTCCATAACTGTATGATGTTCGCCTAACAACGCATCCAAAGCACGAGTCTGCACTTCTAATGCCTTGTTCTGTTCCTTCATTCCACTGCTGATCTTTGTATAAATAAATGCCACAACGGCCGTAAACCAACTAGCAAGAATAGGAATTCCTATGCCGAGTGTATTACTCCAACTAAACGCGACAGACTCAATAATCATTATGACTCCGTAGTTCGTAATACAACCTGAATGACGCCACCGAAGTCATTTTCTACCGATGGTCTGTCCTCTTCTACAAATTCCAAATTCTTAACAATTACCTTATAGAGTAAAGTACCACTATTGGTGAATTCCACGAAAGGAACTTCACCACCCCCTTGCTCGATAGCTTCAAGAGCAGTGAGCCTATCATGTGGCAGCTGAGGATCTGTGACTTCCATTCCAAATCTGTCAACTTCAGACGAGAAACACTGAACTGCAAACTGGATAAGTCTTTGCCTATGCTGTTGAGGAATTGCCTGAACATTATAACTATTCAATACAGCTGTAGGTCCTAGAAGTGTGAATCTCATCTGAACCCACTCCCAGGTTCCATCAATTAGACGATAGTCACCCGGATCATTTGGCGTGTTGCCAAATGTACCACTGTTATTTGCATTTCCGTATGGAGCTTCAGTCGTGACTTGAATCTGTGCACTATTAAGGTCGCCTCTAAGCTGACCTAGCTTGAAAAGTTTAGGCTCGGTTGTCCCATAACGAATACGGGATGTACGGATGAAAGCAGATCCATCTACACCAGGACCATTAGCTTCAGTAAACACACCTTCTGGTGTGGTGAAAACAAGCCTCTGTGAAGCTGGCAATAGAGCAACCGCATAAGTGTTACCCGTACCAACGACAGCAGTATTTGGCTTAAGGTGTGGTGCCCATGCATAACGTCCCGCTGAATCGGTTTGCACACCAAGGTCAAGACACGCCAACCCTGAAGTACCGTCAGGTTGTCCCTGGCTGAATCCCGCATAGAAGAATCTGTCTCTAGCAGCAATACCTAGAACTGGTTTTGCATTCTCCCAATTAGGAGGGCCAAAGCTCATCGTCCCGCTAAACGTATCAAAGGTGGCAATACGCAAACCTTTGTTTGTGCCAAGGGCAAGGAAGGAACCTTGCGCTGCAATCATCGAATTGATAATCTCGCCAGCAGGCATAGATGCAACCGTTGCACCCCCGCCTAGAGTAGGCGTATTACCTGAAGTGTCAAGTTCCAATGAAATAATTGTTGATAGGTTATTACCTGCACCAGATACGAGAATCGCTTTAGGCGATTCGCTTACAGCAGTCCAAGTCCAAGTACCACCTGGGCGTGTATATTTTGCATTTGGAAGAGAGCTATGTGAAGCAGTCGGTGTTGGTAATTCATAAATACTGTTTGAGACTGCCGCAATTAGGCGTTCTTTAGCCCAGCCAACAATACCCTGGGCCTGTTGTGCAGAAATGATCGGCGTAGCAAGGGACGTAGAAGCGTCAGTAGTTCCGGACCATGAGTAATTATAGTTAGCATCAGCGGCGGTTGAACCGTCGAAGTAAGTGCCTACACCGCCTGCCTGCTCAATCAGAACAGCGTCCACATAAAAAAACTGCGTGGTGGCATAAGTGTCACTGAACACTCCGACTGTAGCGATTGTCGCAGTGGTCGTAAACGTGATCGAAATACGCTGCCAGGAGCCTGTGGTGCTAGTGAAGGTATTGCCACCGGCAGGTACCGACTGATTAAAAATACCAATTCCCACGTGACCTGTAAACGGAGTTTGCAGAAAAACGTAAGCAGAGCAGGTATAGACTTTACCGATAGTAAGCCCACTCAGGGCATACTCGAAGTGGTTCGCAAGATTGTTCGAGGTATTGAACAGAACCTTTGCCGAGTTCGTTCGATTCTGTGCCTGAACTGCTGATTGAGTTACAGTGGGCGGGTTAGCGCCCACGGCGGACCAACCACCCGCAACGGTTGTTTCGAAGGATGGGTTGGTGCAAAGATTCGTTCGGGGTAAAAATGTGGTATAGTTGGGCACTTCATATAAAACATTTGGAGAACTCGCATTATCTAAACTATTACTTATAACATAAGTAAGAATTCCAGGAGTGCTACCTGCAACAGTTAGCTGAAGTAATGCGTAATAATTGGTACCGTCAGTTGCTAAACTCTGAACAGAACAATTTGAAGCCCCGCCAAAAGTAGCTGAATTCAAATCAACCTGAACCACTGTAGGAATAACATCAGGACCGCTTGCCCAAGTAAGTTGATAAAGTTTGTTTCCACCGCTGCCACCAACAATTGCATAATCTACACCAGCAATTGTGCCAGTGACCATATGTTCCCAAGAACCAAGATTTGTATGATACACGTCTGGAAGCCGCTTGACCTTACCAGGAGACCATACATCTACATTCTGAGAAGTATCAAAGCGAACGTGCTGGATCTGTTCTTGCTGATACTGAAATGCAGTAAATGCAGTCTCTAGATTAAGCTGTCCAGCACCACCGTGAAAGCTTGATTGTGAACGAATCCATGGAAGTTGGGCTAAACTCTGTTCAGAAGGCTCAGTTGAAATTGAAATCTTCTGTACTGTCATTTCCTCAGACGCACGCCTATATGGAAACTCAGGTGAGTTAGCTAAACGGAAACCTAGACCGCCGATGGAAATATCGTAAGCGCCACTGTTATGAGTAACGCCTGCTACTGGACCACCAACTCCAATATTTGATCCAGGAAGCAAGAGAGGTAGTAATAGCATTTAAGAATCCTCTCTTAGAGAACTGCGACCCAGCGACCAGTGAGTGTGCCGGTATAGTTACCGCCTGCATCGTTGCGGCAAATAGTAGTAAAGTTAGTTGTTGTTATAGCATTTAGACTCGCTGAAAATACCGTATTACCAGTAACTGAGAAAGACGTAATAACAACATCGGGTGCTACAGGAAAAGCTACAGGGAAAGTAACAACTAAAGCAGCACTTGTAGGACTAGCACTGAACGTCCAGGTGCATGAGCCATGCTGGATAATAGGAGTTGGGTTCCAAGTAGTACCATCATAAACTTCTGCACATGCGCTTGGAGCAACAGTAGGTGCTGTTAAGAAACATGCCATTCCAGCGGTAGGAGCTGTAATTGCAGCGTCTCTAGCAGCTTCAGTTGTGAATATAGGCAGTTTGATATTATTGGTTGCCGTAACCTGCTTAGCTGTTACCGTACCACTCGCAGCAGAAACGGCTGAAGTCGAAGTTGATGTAGTTGTAATTGTAGATGAGGTGTTAAGAGCACCAGTTAAGGTAAGAGTTACACAAGTCAAAAGACCAGTAACACCCACTGTGCTGGACCAAGTTGAAGCTGCACCAGCTAAAGTTCCTGTTACTGTCGGAGAAGTGAGTGACTTACTAGTCAAAGTTTGAGTATCCGTGGTGCCAACTACAGCACCAGTAATACCATGAACAGCTGTAGAAGCAGCCAAATGTGCAGCTGCTTGATTAGCAAGCTGCGCCAATACAACATGTGTAACTGTCTCACCAGACGGATGGGAAACTGCTGGTGTACTATCATATCCTCGTGCAATGGTCCAAACCGTTCCTGCAACTGCTGTAACATGAATAGCTTCAGTTGAAGTTGTAAAATGTCCATTAGCGTCTAAACCAAGAGCCGCAGTAAATGGTGCAGTAGGAAATCCAGCTGAGCTATTGACTGTCATGGTAGTTTGAGAATTGGTCATCGTCCCGACCGAGGTTGTCTGAGGAACGTCGTTAAGGAAGTTGTCAGCCATTACTTACGGCCTCTCTTGGTTGGCGGTCGCTTTTTCTTTGGCTTGCCAGCAGTACGCATTGCAATAGCAACCGCCTGCTTCTGAGGACGACCCGTAGCCATTAGCTCTTTAACGTTTTCGCTAACGACCTTATTCGATGAGCCCTTTTTCAATGGCATTAGAACCTCCGGACAATCCTAGGTGGATAAAGCTTACGTAATCCAATTGCTTCAGACTTGAGTCGTTCAGCAAACTCAGCCCGAAGGTAATTGGCTGCATCCATACCGGCATGAGGAGGAACAACTCGGGAACGTGCTGACTGCTCCACCGAAGATGATTGAGCACGCGAAACATCTACACCAATCATCATACGAGAAGCTGCACCCTTGGTCAGTACATCTAAACAACTAGTCGGCAAACCTGTGATTGTATAGTTATCGCCCTCGGTAGTGAATTGTGCTGGTTCCTGCATATAAGTGACACGTAATGGCCGCCCAAGTGGAGTGCCGCCAGCTAGCTTTAAACTGTGGTCGTACATATCAAGTTCATATGCCCGTACCGTATGCCAATTACCAACATAATCTTGCCATTGCACATCAAGAACACCAGCTGCACTCCCTGGCAGAACATATGAATTAACTGGATAAGTGACAGTGAGCGTTGCAGTTGTAACCTTAAACAACTCCGGGAATACAGACCCTAGAACGTTATTGATTTCAGCGAAGATTTGAGAGCGTGGGAATTTGGGACGAGAAACAATCTTAGCACCAGCAGTGTGACCTGCTGCCACAGTACCGAGATACCCTCTGCCGAACCCGGGAGCCACTGTACAAATCAGTGACGTAGGATCGACATTAGATACATACAAAAGTTCTGAATCTATTTCGACTACGCCAGGTTGTATTCCAGTGGCGGGGCCAAACGCGGCATCTACAGTAAACGAGAAATCGGTCGAGAGAATTGAATTGGTCAGACCAGTAACGCGGTCTTGGGAAATACCCCAGCCATGCAATTCCTCACTGACCAGATTAACAAGATCGGCTGCTGTCGTCATTAGATTTCATCCGCTCTGAATGGTCTACCAATTACGTCTGACATTACGTAAGCATCACGTACATCTTCTAAGCTATTACTTTGGGGTTGGAGACCCGCTTCTCGCGCTTTGCGATATTCATCTTGTCCTTGACGCTGATGCATTAGAAACTTGTGTGCTTCTTCGCTCTCAATTTGGAGTCTCTTGGCGCGCAAACAGGCACCGTAGCTACTGTGATCTTGTGTACGACAACCTGTACTACACGCCATAGAGACCACCAAACCTAACTTAGAGAGCAACAATACTGGACACGGAGCGGATCTGCTGCGCATCCTCCTGACGGAAGAACGCCCAACCAAGGTCGGCGTACCAACCGATCGGGAAGAATCGCTTCAGCTTGTCAGTCTGGTTACCAATGACAATTCCACCGTCACGAATCATAGCCTCTACGAGAGCTTCCTTACCAAGGACATAAGTACGATAAACGTGGATCGTACCGGCGCCACCAGTAAGGTTAATGAACGTACGAGGAGTTGACATAAATCGGACACCCATATAGGTGCCGATCTCGCCATTGTAGATATTCGCAGTATCCACATAACGGTGAGGGTCAACCCAGCTAGAATCACCCATAATATCGTTAGCAATATCTGGATGCACTAGACCAACAAAGTTGCCAGCATTGTCATACGGAATTGCATTACGACGACGCAGGACCGACGTGGCGTTCCTAATCGAAGTAGCCGTAATGTAATCTGTGGCAGCCTGGACCATCGTAGCCTCAGCAGTCGTAGACTGCACAGCAGAGTTACGAGTCCAGAGAGCGTTGGTGCCGGTGTCAGCCGTTGTCTGCACCAACTTATCAATAGTGTCGAGCATGTTCTTTCCAAGCAAGTTACCCACAATTGGATCGACCTGGGCATAAGCCAAGTCCTTCAATCGCAAAGTCACAAGGTCGGAGTTACCATACTCGTTGACGGATACGGTCACCTGAACAGGAGCAGGCGGTGCAACAGCCGAAACGTCCACGTTCTCTGTAAGAGGCGTGGTCGCAAGGGCAGCGTATTCCTGCATGATGTTCAGAGTCACCGAGGGTGCTCGTGGGATAGTCGGAGCAACGGGATGCACGTCCACGAACTGCCGCCAAACAGGACGTGAGCGAAGCTGGTAACGGACAAACGTATCATACGCAGCCGCGACCAGGTTGGCCCACGTTGTAGTGGTAGTGAACACATCAACCATTTAAGGTCTACCTCAGTTCTCTATTAGACGGATTTTGGAGGTAAGCAAATGGCGATGTAAGCTATTACTTACTTTCCGAGACTTCCGGGTTGTAGCTCAACATCTGGCATGATGCCGAGTTGGACCAATTGCTTATAGCCCTCACGAGTCTGTGGAGTGTTGGCTAGGAGATTGGCTAGCTCTTCAGGATTTCCTCGATACCCAGCAATTCCAACAGGCTGGACGCTCTCTTCGGTTGGACCCATTAATTCAGCGGCACGTCTAGCGGCCTCACGGGTAGCTTGGTCAACCTTTTCTTCGCCCTGTTTGCCTTCTTCGCCTTCGCCCTTAGACTCAGAGCCGTCGCTCTCAGTCTTTGTGACCGTTTTGGTAAAGAGTTCCTTATTGGCATCAAGCCATTTACTTACCGCTTCCTTAGAAACATCATCACCGGCATAGAATGCCGCATATCTCGTATCAAGCTTCGCTTCCTTCAAAGCGTTTTCTAGTGTTTGCGTTCGGGCCTGGGCCTCAAACTGAGCGAGCGTTTTCTTTAGATTCTCGATTTCCTCGCCACGTGCCTTGTATTCCTTACGCAGATTCTTGATACCATCCGACTCTTCATTGCCGAATTCATCAGTTTCATCAGGCATTTCATACTCCCTTTGTTTGTCACTGTGGACGTGTGTCGTCAGCCAAAGCCATCCGAGGGGGACGGACAACTCGATCCGACTACCGGACTTATATCACTACCTAGGGCCGGTCGGTCTAGGTGAGGCCGTAGCGGGAACGGGATTCGAACCCGTGACTAAAGGTTATGGGCCTTTCGTGATACCCCTTCACTATCCCGCGTGTGTTATAGATAATTACTTAGATTGGGTGCATTAGAAGATTCGGTTGCAGCGCCATGACCTGCAAATAGTCCCTGTTCCGAACCCTGCAAGGTCTTAAGCTTTTCAATATCGCCAGCCTGGCCAAGCAGTCTGGCGTTCTCTTCCTCTTCCTGCCCAAATGTAGTTCTAAATCGTTGGGCAATAGACTTATCGGTAAACTGAGCACTAGCAATATCTTGGTAAGCCTTTTGAGCGCCAGCTAGAGTAACACCTTGTTCTTGGAATTGCTGAGCACGCTGTTGGGATACCTTGATTCCTTGTTCTTGTGCAGCTGTACCAATACCAACCTGCAATGCCTTGTTGTGCAAATCGGCGTTAGACCAACGAGTAGGATCAATCATATGAGCAATTGCATCGCCTTGACTGAGACCGAAGTATCGTTGCCAAACATCTTTAGCTGCCTGGTCAGCATTCTCATATTGTTCACTGTAGGTTTTAACCCGATCCTCAAGTTCAGCAGGGCTCACATCATTACCAATGAACTTGGTGAAATCTGAGTGTTGATCGTAGAATCCTTTTGGTAAACCATAAGCACGCATGATGTTATTGTATTGCTCTTCTAGAGCAATATACTGAGCAGGAGTTAAAACTGGCAGTCCTTGCTTGGAACGCATTTCATTTCCTACAAAGCGTTCCTTGTAAGCTTTAGTCTGCGATAACGCTAATGATAATGTATCGGGTGCAAGGTCACCCTTAAGGATCAATTTCTTTAGATCAGGAACTAGGGTTGCCAAACCCCAATCAGTCAAGACCTTAGTCATAAGATCAAATGCAGATTGTTGGGTCGGGTTAAGTGGCTTAGTTGGCATGATTTATCCTTGTGGCCCAAAGCCGAAGTCCGAGCCGATGTGCACTAATGCAGTAGACATTGCATCCTTGGCATTATTTGTGTATTGCCACCGAGGGTCAGTACGCACTTGCTGCTCAAACTGCCAAATCGGAGTAGCTTGGGTACGATCCACTTTACCGTCTGGCATGGTAAGACCCTGAAGTGCTTGCTTGATAGATGGATCATTAGCAAAACTGATACTGCCAGGAGCTACTTCAAGTAGATTAGCTTTAGTCTGAATATAAGGATCAGCAATTTGGCGAACGCTATTACCTGCATCAATTTGATTGGCTATGCCAGAATATATAGACTTAGCTGTAGCAATTGCTTGCTGCTTATAAGTATCAGGAGTCGTGTTACCAGCGACAAGCTGCTGTACTCTATGCTGCAATGTCGCAAAATTATATGGCACGCCATAATCTCCATATACTTGAGCTAGAGTTTGGTAATATTGAGCAGCTAAACCAGTCGGCTTTTCGGCAGTCTTATAGAATGAACCAAGATGCTGTTGGAGTAGCTGGTCGTCCCACGCTCCAAGCTGGTATTGGTGCGTTAAATAAACCTGCTGAGCGTGACTTAGCCTTACTCCAACTTGGTCAGCCAATAATCCTACATGTGCAAAAGCTAACTTGTTATTAGCAGCCCAAGTCGCAGGGTCACTAAACTGCATTGCAAGATTGTTACGGACTGTTTGTGAGTGGGATCTGTACCAATGCGAATTATTGATAGCATTGATAAAGTCATTTATAGGCTGGTCTGTCTTAATAGCAATGTCTAACAAATGTTTAAGCTCTGGTATAGCAGTTAGCAAACCACCCAAGCTTGGTTCTGCGTTCTTATAGTCTGCCGCTGTGCTACGCGTACTGCCGCCAGTGACCGCATCGAAATTCTGACCCTGAAGTGACCCACCCCCACCGCCACTACTTCCAGTAATCTGGCCTGACTTAAAATACTGGTTAGCGTAGTTGACACGCTGTGTTCGAGTGGTACCAGCAGATACTTCAAACTTAGAATCAAAAATAGCAGCCGCGTTACTTGCATTGCCTGCATGGTTTAAAGCACCAATAAGATTTCGACCATTAAGTTCTCTACGGAGCATTTCAAGCTGGACCTTAAGATTGTTCTCTGTCAAGCCCATACTATGCGCTAACCCCTGAAGGGTAGTACGACGACCACCCTCCCACTGAGCAATACCAATAGCACCTTCACGCTGGTTACCGCTATTAGGGTCGAATCCTGATTCAACCATCAGGTTACCCATAATACCAGCAATGGCAACCTTGTTAAGACCCATCTTTTGGAGATAAGAGACGATTGTGCTAAAGTTACTCACGTCTCCCCCTTATGCTCTCGGGACCGGTTGAATATTGCCACGCTGAGAACCTGGTGACAAGAATATATTGAGGAATGCATTTGTGTATGCTTGAGCTTGGTGATTAGCATATCCCTGTGGATTCTCTTGCTGGCCAAATGCATTAGCCTCAGCAATCATATCGGGTTGGGTCACACTTACAGGCGAAGTTCCGGTTGCTGTTTGAGCTGCCATTTGCGCATTCGTTTGTCTAGTCTGAAATTCTGACACAAATTGACTAAGTTCATCTTCTGATAGACCATGGCCTAGAGATGCTTGAGCCGCTTGTTCAGCGGCTTGGCGTAAGCTTGCCGGGTCCTGAAGTTGGACGACTGGCGTCGCAGGAGCGCCACCAACACCACCACCTACTCCACCCTGGGATTGATTAATACGTCCCTGCTTAGCTTGTTCAACCATAAACTCATCCCAAGTAAGAGGAACTCCGGCCCCCGTTGAAGCAGCAACGTAATTGCCTAATGCTTTCTTGAACGCATCGCGGCTTGCATCATCAAGTAATCCCCAATGGACACTGGTCCTTGGAGAGTCACCATACATTCCTGCGTCATAGAGTTGTCCTTGAACCATCATATAAGCGTTTTTATTTGCATGAGACAATGCCAAGAATGCCTTGTAAAGCCGTTCGGTGTTTGTATAGTTACTTGCACCTTCCATGTGGATGGGGCCGCCACCACCGTGTTCAGATTGTGGTCCGCTCACAACTGGTCCAGGTGTAATACCAATGAAGATTGGTGCACCGAAAATACCTGGAAGTTCACTTTGGTACCACTCAGGAGATCCCGGGACAACCGGTGAGGAAGTCGGGGCAAGGGTCAAATCCTTATAGGTTGGTAGTCCAGTGCCACTTGTATTCTGTGGCAACTGTGGAGGATTAGGAACACCAGGGACAGAAGGTTCGTTTAGATAAGCCATTAGGCTTGCCCTCCTGTAATCACAGCCACCGTTTCAAGATTCGAGTCAAGTTGACGGAAGATGCCATTATAAAGGCTAGTAACTTCCGGGTGAGCCGATACAACACCACTCATGTAATTGATGAATCGACTAGCAGCTTGAGAATGCATAGCTAAAGTTTGGTCGTCCTGACCAGCATACGAATGAATAAAATCTTCATAATCCTTGTAAGCCTGAATCATATTCGACACTACGGCCTTCGGCATAGACTTTGGTACTTCATTGGCATTAACCATGTTGGTCAAAGAGTTAAGCTTGTCCTGAGCGTCCAGCCGTAGTGTCTCAGCACCTGCACGCTTATCAGCCCAAATTGGATTCAGAGCACTGAATTGCCTCTTCCATTCTGTCCACTTGGCATCAAGTATATCGGCTAGTTGCTTGTTACCTTCAGCCAGTGCATTATTCTTATCAGTGTGGTACATATCTTGCATAGCAAAATACTGATTGTCAGCACCGGCAGAGCGGACATCCTTATAGAATTCTTCTGGCGTCTTGCGAACCCTTAACCCTGATTCGATTTGAGCCTGATAGGCTTGCATCGAGAAAGGATCACCTGTTGTGTTTGGTGGAATAAAGTATGCACCAATTGACTTATATTTCTTTAGAAAACCTTGGTGCTGTTGCACCCAATCTAACGAAGCCGCCGTAGCCGGGAGAGAGGCTTTGTTTACAGCGGCGTATGACTTGGGTACCGTGTATGCAATCGCGTCTGGATGAAGTGCTAACCAAATTTGCTGTGCTCGACCAAGGTCACCCCCAACATCGTCAACGATTTCCTTGTATTCAGCGTCGAGGTTCTTAGCGCCTGTAACTGCATAAGGATAGTCGGCGGGATGAACCCCTTGCTGAACATTCCCTGGATTTGCAAACAGAAATGGAGCAAAAATTGCACGGATAAACAGAGCGGACCTTGTGCCATCCTTGACACGAGAAAGGAACTTGTCCTGCTCATCAGAAGTTGCATCTTTTTTCGGAACTAAACCAGCAGCAGATAGGTTGGCAATAGTCCCCATCATGGCTGAACTAAGCAAACCATTACGGGTGTCATCTTCCATTTGAAAAAATCCACGTACGAGTGTTGGTTCCAACGTTGCTTTAATACCCTGGGCGGCATACTGACCGTTCATGGTTGTGTTGATCTCGTCCCAAATTGCATGTGAATCGGGAAACATCTGAGTCACCTTTGTCATTGGGATTGTGATGACAGGAGACATAGAGAACTGGAACGGATTTGCAGAGCCGGGAATAATCTGTGTAACCTTACCAGTAATATCCGCAGTTGGATACATTGCAACATCCTTGAAAGCTGGCACGTTAGACATTAGCTCTTGCAACGCGCTCATCATTGCACCGGAGCCAGGGAACGTAAACATCTTCTGACCATTCTGGTCTGTATAGACCATCCCGGAATGTACTGCCCCCTCCCATGCCAACATCATTCGCCTAGCAGCTGCTGGATTCTGATAGAATGTCAAGCCCCAACGTCGAACCATGGTCGTTGTAGCTCGCGAGAAAGCAAAGAAGTTTCGACCAATGATATCCATTTGGGATTTAAGCTGAGGATCGTCCACCATGAGAGCTACTCGCTCCCAAGCACGCTGAGTTGCAATACCCTTGACCGTATTATTGGCAGCCTCTTCACCGAGTTGCTCGGCTATCTGCTTCTGGAAACCCTTTAAGGCAATTTTCTCATCAACGTATGCTGCACCAAAAAGTGGCGCTGTAGTAGTACGTTGAATAGGTCGCTCAACTGCCCACTGGTAGAACTTACCTTCCCAAGAAGTAAGACCATTTAGAAATCCAAGCAGTCCATTAGCTGGCTTACCTACAAATACAGGAGCTAAAGCAGCAGTAGGACGGTTATCATCTGATAAGTTATCCAATAGCCAACGTGCATCAGGAGCCTTGTTATTGTCAAGGATGTATTGCTGAACTAGAGTAAGGGTATCTCCATTGCGACTTTGAAACATATATTTCATATCGTCAATTTGAGCCTGAGCCAACTGCCTTTTGCCTAACTCAACCTGTTCTTTAGTTTTGGCAAGGGTTCCGTCAGTCTCCCCATCCTTCCAGTAATACTTTCCCCAAGGACTAAGATTCCTTAAGTTCCTAATCTCAGGAGCATCCATTGCTCTAACTACACCAGCAACCCCTTCTGGATCGTCAGGGTTTCTAAGCGCCATGATAATAGCTTTGGAGACATTAGGAGACTTGTTGACCGCGACTGCCAGTGCCGTGGCATAACGGTCTGCACCCTCAACTCCATCGGTAGGCTGAAGTCGGTAGCCCTCTCTGATCTTTCCACCCTTACCCCACTTTAAATCCTTAGCTGCGTCAAATTGCAGAAGCGCTGGGTTGAGACCATCCCGTGCAATAGCTCCTGCATCATTAGCGCCTAGCGGATCAATTTCTGCTCTCATGTGTTCTACGGTGAACTGAGCAGCCATATCTGGAACAACATCAGGAAAATCTTCTAGGGCGATTGTTTTCTCTTCATCCGTCATACCACGAATCAGAGTGTGACGGTAGAAATCGCCTACCTTAGCGGTCGGGAAGAAGCTACCCATGGCATTTCCAAAACGAGTTCTACCAAATGTCTGGCCTTGTAGCATTCGATGTTCAACCAAAAATGCCTTAGACTTAAGTCCCTCAAGTCCCATGCCTTTAACGGTCGCATTAAGCCAAGATTCGATTGCTGCTCGAATGGCAGTAGTGGGTCGAGACAACGCACCTAAACGCCAAAGGGCACCAAATGCATCTGCATACTTGTTACCAATGAAACGGCCAAGTGTGCCAGAGATTAAACCGACCTTGGCTGCTTCGTGTTGCATTTCACCGAATCCCATGATTCGATAATTCGTACGCATTTGTCCAAGGTGCAATCCAAACTTCTGACCGTTGATCGTTAGTTCATTACCGGTATGCGTATATATTTGACCCACGTCAGGAGTCTTGGCAGCACCAAGCATTGCACGACCCTGCTCTGTACGAGTCATACCAGAAGCATTACCAAGCTGGTCAATCAATCCCTGGATAAGTGTTTCTCTTGTTCCCCCATCGCCGAGTGCATACTGCGCAGTCCATAACGCTGCATCACCTTTGGTAAGATATGTCCTTGCCATACGATTCCCAATTTCTAAGCCACTGGCATCCATTAGATTGATGTTTGTGGTCCGAGGAAGGAAGTTAGAAAAACGTGCTGCTGCTAATCTAGACCGTGCAGCAATCGCTGCGGGATGAGCAAGGCCAATAGCCTGACCAGCTATAGTTGGGATGGTCGGTGTTCCGTAACGCCTGATGTTGATTTTTGCCAAGCCTCGTTCGGTGCCAGTAAGAGCACGATTCTGTGACGGTAGACCTTCAATTACCACCTTCTCGTCTGGTGAAAGTCGAGCACCGGTTTCGAGATCATAAGCATCATCTGCTTGTGGGTCCATCTTGGCGAGATCTTTCTCGCCAATCAGTGTCTTGAACTTAATCGGGTCAGCAATCTTTAGAGCTTGCAAACGATCAGTGATCTTCTCTCCGCGCTGGATGTCTCGACCAATTTGCCAAGATGCGATATTGCCTCGCAGTGCTCTTAGTCCGTACTGGCTGACAGCACCAGGCATGAGCGTAGTCTCTATAGCATTACGACCGATAGAAAGTCGCATTAAACCATTCTTAGAAATGATATAGTCAGCGAGTTTATCGTAAGTATTAAGAGGCTCAGCAGAATCATAGACAAATGGAAGCTCGCCCTTTTCAACTGCTCTGTAGATAGGACGACCAACGAAATGAGAGGCTTCCTTCTGAATGTTCTCTTGAACTAGACGACGAGCGTCAAGATAAGAAAGTCCTTCACGTGCTGAACTTAGATCCTTAGCGGTCTCATCAATTGAACCGCCATAGTCTTTCTCTAGCACATGCTGAAACGCAGTCTCTTCAGTGTGCACTTGAATGGCATTCTTGCCCATGATGTCTGGCAGAAGCTTAGCCAGTGCTGGATTGGCAGCATTAGCCTGGCCGTAAAGTTGCCCCATTCTCACGGTGTCATCAGCAGCTTCAGCCTTCAAAAGTTCAGGACCAAAGTGTTCGGCGAACTGCTTCACCGAATTCTGTGCCTTAAGCCGTGCGTTTAGAATAGGAATGCGTGAGGTTGTTGATCTGTCAAGGACCCTGGCTAGGCCATTCATATCGGTAAGATCGTGAATAGCCAACTGTGCTTTACGGAGATTGCTAAGACCGCCAATAGCAAGAACAGTGGGGTCAAGAGCGAATGAAGCTGCTACATCAAACCCAGCAGCGGACCAATTGTAAAGCGCTGGGTGCTTTACTGGATCAATCCCCAACGTATTAGCGATAGTGTTCCCAATTGTAGCTTTCTCACTATTAACTCGACTAACAAGATCATGGAATTGTTGTGACCCACCGATTTCTTGGAGCGACCTAGCAGCACTTGCTGGATTATCTTTGTACTTGGGGTCATTGAGAATGTCTTGCCGCCACTGCTTAGGGTCTCGGGTGAATTTCTCAGCCTGGGAGACAGCCTCCGAGCCGTCCCAACCGAACATTCCTGCATTTTTAGTATCCCAATCATTAGCGATTGCAGTTGTATCGCCATGCGAATGGCCAGTAGCCCGGAATGCAATCATGCTGAATGGGTTATCAGCATCGTAACCTGCATCTTTAGCCTCTGCCTGCTGTTTCATAAATCGTTGAACGTCAGCATCCGAACCTGAGACTGTTGGTGGGCCGCCAGAAGTAATAACATTCCAACCTTTTACGACACCGCTTAAAACATCACCACCGGCACCCGTGATCGGATTGTGCGTCACGTCATGGAAAGCCCTACCAAAACTCCATCCCTTGTGATGATGCTCTTCGTTGGGCGTTTGATCTACTTGCAGTATCCCATTTTGCACAACTACATTACC